ACCTGTAGGTCCAACAGATCCAGTTATTCCCTGAATACCCTGGACTCCCTGTGGTCCTGTTGGTCCAATGTCTCCAGTTGGACCTGTAGGTCCAGCAGCTCCCGTAGGACCAGTTGGACCAGGAACTGTTGAAGCAGCGCCAGTAGCGCCAGTTGGACCTGTAGGACCAGTTGGTCCAATAATTCCAGCGGTAATAATAGCCACAATTATTTGATGATTGTTAGCAAAGTTTGTAGTTCCAGTTCCGCCAGAAGCTGTAAGCGTTACTGGGATTTCTACATAATTTGTTTGAAGCGTTGGAGTTGCTGATACTGTCCACTTTTGGTAGTTGTCAGAAAGACTTGCATCCTGAATAACAACAACGTCATTTGTTTTAATTAAAGCTAGAAAAATGTCAACGTCAACACTGTCAGCGTTTATGTGATTGATGTTGATTTGAGTTGCAGAAATCTGTGTTGCGTTATTCCAAATAACGTGAGGGCTTAAAGGATCCCCAGAAGTGATCGTAGTCTTAGCGCGGTAGTCGTAGTAGTTTGCAGATCCACCGTCAGCGCCTTGTGGACCTGTAGCGCCAGTAGGTCCAGGAACCGTAGAATCTGCACCAGTAGGTCCTGTAGGTCCTGTTGCACCAGTAGAGCCTGTAGATCCTGTAGGTCCAGTTACACCTTGGATACCTTGAATACCCTGTATGCCCTGAACACCTTGAGGTCCCGTTGGTCCTATGTCACCTGTTGGTCCAGTCGTTCCTGTTGCACCTGTGGCACCAGTGCTACCAGTTGGCCCTGTAACGCCCTGTATGCCCTGTGAGCCAGTTGCACCAGTGGGTCCTGTACTTCCAGTAGGTCCAGTGTCTCCAGTGGCTCCTGTGGCCCCTGTAGGGCCTGTAATGCCCTGTACACCTTGAGAACCCGTAGGGCCTGTTGCTCCAGTTGAACCTGTTGAGCCAGTAGATCCAGTGGCACCTGTTGAACCTGTAGGTCCTGTAGCGCCTACGGCTCCCGTAGAACCAGTTGGACCTGTTACGCCTTGGATACCTTGAGGACCAATGACACCAAGTTCAATGGTGACAGTTTCCATGTAGGTAACGTCCATTGTAGTACGTTCAACAGGGATCTCAACAACCGAAGTTGAGTCATCCATTGAGTAAGTATCAATGCTCATTACTGGGTTACCTCAGCAATCACGGCAAAGCCACCAGTTAAAATTTTAGTTACAGTGCCACCAGGTGAAGTTACTTCAAGGTCATAGACGTAGTTGCCTGGAGGTAGTGGCGCAGTCTCGGCAGCTGTAAGAGTTAGAGTAAACTTGCCATCAGTGGTACCAGCAACGATGCGACCATTAGATGTGGAAAGTTCTACAATAATGGAAGCGGAGTCAACATCTTGGCGGACCTGCATGTCTGCGGTGTAGCCAGTTACGTTTACGTAAGAGTTGTTAATCTTCCAGGCAGGGGCAGTGCTAAAGGTGTCACCCTGATAAATGCGAAAATTGAAACGCCCAGGTTGCACTATTCCTCCGTAATGTTAGGACCGTAGCCACCTGCAATTAGGCTAGTACGTTCCGCTTCTGTAATTGGGTATTTGTGTCCGCCTTGATAGAATCGAACTGCAGCTTCAAGTTCTTCAATACCAGGGGAACGATAGTGTGAGTAAGTTCCGTCACTATTAAGTAAAACGGTGTCTGCCTTATTAAGACGATAGCGCCAAAATAAAGTTCCACCACCAGCAGGACCCTCTTCAACTGTAGGTGGGGTGAAGTAGTAAGCCACTGCTGTCCTTTCAAAAGTTATGGGGGTAGTGCGGCCCCCGCCAAATACATGACGGGGACCACACTGCGTTGTCTAAATTAGACAGCGTTGATGCTTGATGTGGATTCGATACGGTAAAGCGCAGCTTCACGGTAACGCTTCCAACCAAGTACGCCGTACCATCCGATTGGACGGAAGCGCATCAACTTGTCAACAACTGGGCCAATGATTACATGTGGCTCTTCTGCAACTGCTTCTGCAAGTGCTTGCTGACCTGCAACGATGGTGCGGAACACGCGAGTGCTTGAGCTACCATCAGTTGTGTTGTATAGACGTGGAGATTCAACGAACATTGCACCTTCGTAGGTACCAATGCTTCCTGGCCACAAGTTACCTGCACCAGAATCGTTGTAGACGTGAGCTTCACGCCAGCCACCTGCACCAGTCTCAGCACGAAGATCGTGTGAAACTTCAGGGTGGATACCACACCAGTATAGTTCGCCCATGCGTGGGACAGCCTTGCCAGCACGAAGCTTGGCTACTGCCTTACGAACATCAGCGGATTTAAGGGTGTTAGTTGCACCAATGCCAGAAGTTCCTGTTGGTGCTGTGCCTGTTGAGTTAGCTGAGAAGATTACGTTGCTTCCACCGCGTAGTTCGGTAAGAGCTAGTTCATCTAGTGAGTCAGCCATGTTGAACGCAATGATGTTAGCAATAGCTGGGTCAACATCGGAAAGCGAGAATAGTTCAAGCTTACGAGTTGCCAGTGCTGCGTTACCATATTCGTTCAGGGTTACTGATACAGATGTGGTGTTGCCAAGAGCAACTGCATCTGGATCTGTGGTTTCAGTCAATGGGGTAGTAGCCTTAGTCATGTCGCTGTAAAGCTGGAACACGACTGAGGAACCTGGCATTGCCTGTTGCGCTGGGCGCTTGTCTGCTACGTCGCGGATCAGTGGGATCGCGCGAAGTGCAAACTCAACATAACGGTCATAGGCGGCCTGTACCAAGTTGGTACCAAGCGAACCTGTGCCTGTATCTGTAAATGCGTTTACCATTTAGTTACCCCCTCCTTGGGGGCTAGGGTTTGTTGTAGTTGCTGTTAACGACCTGTGGACATGCCAAAGATCAGTTGATCCAGCTCTTCCTTGCTATTAGTTGCAGCGAGACGAGCACCTAAGTCCTCATCGCGGCCTGAAGTAGTAGCAGTAGAAGTGGATTCCTGAATACGGCGAGCCGAATCTGGAGCCACAATGTCGTCTGACTGCCCATTGGTTTGATACCCAAATACATCTGAGTATTCGTCAAGCCATAGAGCAACCTTTTCGGGTGTATCCGCATCTGCTGGAATGAACGCAGCAATCTTTGGATTAACGCCCTTGGTTTCCAGGACGTCCTTTACGGTTCTTGTACGGGATTCTGAACGCAAAGAAGTAAGTTCATCTCGGAGTTGCTTGGCTTCACGTTCAGCTTTTTTCAAAGCCTTGCGAAGGTTTGCAGGACCGCTTTCTTCTTCGATATCGAAATCGTCGTCTTCGTCGTAATCGTTGTACTGGTTGGCCATAGCAGCCACTCCCTTTCATTGTTGGGTTTAACGCGAACCACAATACAAGCAGGGGAACCTGTATTGGCTTTCACTATCGGACTTATGTACGCGCACACGGGCCGACCGATCTGTGCGGAGTGGAACGTCAAGGTCACGAACCTTGTGCAGTCTTACTGTCGTTCCTGTGGGACTAGAACTGTCCCGACTTACTTGTCTTTAATGAACCAGCGGCTACGCCAGACTGTCCACTAAAAGTTGAGGTTTCCATCTGACCAAGCTTTTGACGCTTACGCTTTGCAGATTCAAGACCAGAGAAGACCTCTTGCTCTGCCATTGTCTGATCGTAGGTCTGACCATAAACTTGGCCAAGCTTTGAAGCGGTTGGAAGTATTCCAGCAATAGCGCTGTAACCTTGTTCTGCACTGTAACCAGTAGCAGGTCCACGATCTGCAAACTGTTCACCAATGTTAGTTGCTTGCAAACCTTGTCTAACAGCGGCAGTTCCAAACTCAACAGCCTTGGCTTGCTTCTCTACTAGCGGTAGCGCACGATCTGGGTCTAGCATAAAGGCGGTCATCATGCCTTCGTCTATGCCATAGATATCCCGTAGTGCTCTGGTGTATGCAGGATCTGTATTGTTTACAGCGCGAGCTGCTGCATCTGCACGTAGTTTGATTTCAGCAGGAGATACATCCTGGCCAATGAATCCAGCAAAGTCATCTGAGCTATCGTAGAAACCTACTGGAAGTCCTGAGTCCCTAAGAGTTGCACGGTAGGATTCTTCAGCAGCTAGGTATTCACTTGGGCTAAGTGGCTTTAAGTTATTCTTTATGCGAGATTCGTTAGCAATAAATCTTTGCTGATAAACAGTTGTGGTAGGTAACAAATCGGTAACGATCTGAGTTGGCGTGTAAACTGATTGCCATTGAGTAACCTGCGGTAACAGTTCATTGATCTGAGAGTCAGTGAACCCAAGGTCTTTAAGTGTGCGAGTGAATACATCACGGGCATCCATTGGCGGTGCTACTGGTTCAGCCATTACATCTTTCCAAACTGTCGGGCAATTTCAGAAGCCAAACCAGTCATATCTCTAACTGCAGTGTTGGTTTTGAAATAGCGATCATCTTGCTTTAACTCACGTTCAAATGACCAAACTGGTTTAGCAACTGGTTTGTTCTGTGCATCAAAGCCCATCAAAGCTTGTGAGATTGTTGGATCGTTTAAGTCAATGTCAGTTGAAGGTAGCTCTAGGATTCGTGCCATACTTTGTATATACGGCGAAGCAATGGAGGCAACTGTTTGACCAGCATCAATTTGGTCAGCAAAGGCTGCATATTTACTCTTGGCATCATCTCTAATTTTCTTGTTGTAGTAGTCCATGTTTGACTGACCAGACAACGTACTCTGTGCTGCATTGGCAAACCAGTCATCACCATACTGTACACCCATGCTACCAGCTTGTTCTCTAAGCTTTTGCATAGTGGTGGTAACTTCGCCACCTGTACCAGTAATGCGACCTGTAGCAGCAACGTGTTGCTTTAGTAATGCTTCGTCTATACCTTTACCCCATGACAGGAATAAGGTGTCATTTGCAAGCTTATCAATGTCGGCAGGGTTTAATTCAAATCCCATGTCCCGTGCAGATTGAGCAATCTTATTCTTAACTTCTGTAAGTGAAGAGTTCCATGCACCAGGATCAGATAGGCGTGCAGTCTCTGCCATACGCCATGTTGGTCCATTGGACTTAAACCAATTAGTGTTTTCAAAGGTAGCTTTGAACTTAGCAGGAGACCATTTTTCTGCAACTGCTTGATTAAATAAACCTTGAAGTTCTGGGTTGCTATTAACTAAGGCAGCCTGAGTTCCGTACTCTGCAGCAAAATCTGCAGCGGTCTTTACCTTAACCCAACCACTAGCATCGTTCCATTCGTATGGACCACCAGTAGTAGGAGCCTTTGGTTTAACCCATGCACCCTTGCTATTTTTTACCCATGCGGCACCTGGTTGTTTCGCCATTAAATGCCACCTCCAACTGGGCCTCTTAGTGTGTCTAGCATTGCATCAAAATAAGTAGTTGCTTTTTGGTAGGAAGCAAACTCTGGATTAGCTTGAGCTTCCTGCTCCATAAGTCCACGCTCATCTATGCCACCGTATGTGGTGCTGCTGCCAGATGCAGTTGTCTTAACAACTGTAGGGTTTTCCTTAAGGGTAGTGTTTAACGACTGATGTAACATGCGCAGTTCTTCATCGTTAAGCGCACGGCCAATAGAGTTCTGATAAATGTTATCTGCGGCAGAACGTACCTGCTGTAAGCTGTACTGAGTTGTTTGCTTGCGAGTAGAGGCCATGCTTCCACCACCGCCAGGACCATTACCTGAACCAGGACCAGCGACAATTTCGCCAGTAGGATCAACTGATATTTGAAGGCCTGCCTTAGCAGCAGCGTCAATAATTCTTTGAACATTTGGATCTGAGCTTTGAGCAATTACTGCAGGTACGGCACCTACGCCAGCATTACGACCAGCAGAACGAGCAGCTTCACGTGATTCACTTTGTACTGCAGTAGGTGGTATTGCCTTTGCGCCTTGGCGCATTTGATCTTCAGTGCGACCAGTTTCCTTGGAAAGTGTTGAGGCTGCTTTGTATCCTGGAGGCTCAGTTCCAAATACTTTTACGTACTCAGCAACAATAGGCTCAAGTGCAGCCTGTGCATTAAGAACCGCTTGCTTGTCTTTAGGATCGCCAGTCTTGCCATACTTTTCAATAAGGTCTTCACGCCTGCGATAAGCCTGACCATACTTGTTTGAAAGATTAGTTTTGTTTTCGCTCTCAATGCGTTGATCTTGCCTGGCATTTCTACCAGCTTCTGTCTGCGGATTAAGGCGCTTTTCTGTGATAGGTGCGCCACGTCGTTGTGAGTTTTCTTCCGCAACTTGGGCAGTTTCCTGTTGACGTTTCTTGCGATCAGCTTCTGCTTTAGCTTGTGCTGCCTTTAATTTAGCGGCACGTTCCCTAGCAACCTTCTGCTTTTCTTTGGCTTTAGCCTCAATCTCGGCTAACCGCTTGTCTACATCATCGGCCATTATTGAGCAACTCCTTGTGAATAAACGGCATCATAAACCGAATCGTAAGATAACC